TGAAGATATTGCTGAATGGTATGGTAATATGGCAGAGGATATGGATGAAGACGATCTTGCTGATATTGCAGCAAATGTACTAGATAACTTTGAGGCTGATAAAGATTCCCGTGCTGAGTGGGAGTCCATGTTTGAGAGCGGCTTTGATCTTCTTGGTCTTAAACTGGAGCAGGGTTCTGAACCTTTTGAGGGTGCATGTACCGCCGTACATCCTCTCCTGATTGAATCAGCAGTCAAGTTCCAATCCAAGGCTTCCGGTGAGCTATTCCCATCAAGCGGTCCTGTCAAGGCACAGATACTTGGCAAGTCAAACGCAGAAAAAGAATTACAGGCTAACAGAGTTCAGAACTTTATGAACTATCAGGTAACGGAGCAGATGCCCGAATACTTTGATGAGTTTGAAAGAATGCTGTTCCATCTTCCGATTATTGGATCGGCTTTTAAGAAGCTGTACTATGACGCAACAACCAAGCGTCCTCGCTCTGAGTTTATTCCTATTGATCAGTTCTATGTATCATACTACGCAACTGATCTTGCCAATGCTGATCGTTACACACATGTAATCTATCGCAGTCCTGTTGAAATAGCACGGGATATTAATGCTGGTGTTTATCAGGACATTGATCTTCCCACACCATCAGCTAATAATATTACAACCTTTGCAGAGAAGATGGATACAATCATTGGGTTGTCTCCCTCCTCTGATAATGATCCTCAGTATGTCTTGCTGGAACAGCACTGCTATCTTGATATTGAGGGGGAAGATATTCCCCTCCCATATATTGTTACTGTTGAGAGTCAGTCTCGACAGATACTAAGTATTCGTAGAAACTATAACCAAGATGATCCAAACAAAGAAAAGATAGAACACTTTGTTCATTACAGGTTTGTACCGGGTTTTGGTTTTTACGGGCTTGGTCTTATACACTTCCTTGGTAATTTGACTATGAGTGCCACTGCGGCAATGCGTTCGCTGATAGATGCAGGGCAGTTTGCAAATCTACCGGGAGGGTTTAAGGCTAAAGGAGTAAGGATGGTTGGCGACAACGAACCTATTGCTCCCGGCGAGTTCAAAGAGGTTGAAGCAACTGGTATAGACTTATCAAAGGCTATTGTTCCCCTCCCCTATAAAGAGCCTTCCTCTACTCTATTCCAGATGTTGAATTTCGTAGCTACTGCTGGACAGAAGTTTGCGGACAGCACGGAGCAGGTTATCTCCGATGCTGCCTCTTATGGACCCGTTGGAACTACCATGGCACTGCTGGAAGCAAGCAGTAAATTTTTCTCCGCAATTCACAAACGGCTTCACAAGTCCCAGAAGGATGAGTTCCGCATTCTTGCTCGTATTGACTATGACTATCTTCCTGCTGAATATCCTTATGATGTTCCATATGAAGATCGCAGCATCTTTAAGCAGGACTTTGACGGACGTGTAGATATTATTCCGGTCAGTGATCCTAACATCCCCAGCAACGCACACCGTATGATGATGGCAAACATGGCTCTGCAAATGGCACAGCAGTCTCCTCCCGGTATGTTTAATCTGGAAGAACTTAACCGGACAATCCTTAACGCTGCCAACATGCCCAATGTTGATCAGATACTCCCACCAAAGATTGAGCCTAAACCACTTGATCCTGTATCAGATATCATGGCCGCTACCAAAGGTGTACCCATTGCTGCATTCCCCGGCCAGAACCATGATGCACATATACAGATTAAGATGGCGTATCTGCAAGACCCGATGAATGGTAAGAATCCAATCATGCAACGGATTGCTCCTATACTTCAGGCTAACATTCAAGAGCATTCTATTATGAAGTATCAGGAACAGATGAATGGTATGACTGATCAGATGATGCAGGGAGTTAGCTCTGAAGAAGCACAGAATCCCGCTGTTGTTGAGATGGTCATGGCACAGGCAGCACAACAAATTCTTAATGCCAATCAGGCGATGGGTCAGGCTCAATCTCCTGAACAACAGCTTGTGTCTCTGGAACAGGCCAAGGTTGAACTTGAGAAACAGAAGCTACAATCTGATACTATGGTTCAGGCAGCAGAGATGGAACTCAAGACCAAGAAACTTAAACTTGAAGAAGCTGACCAGATCATTGATCTTATCAAGACTAATGCCGCTAACAGCATGAAGGAAGAAAAGTCACAACTTGATCGTGAAGCTAAAGAACGTATCAAGGAACTGGATATTGAAGGAAAGCTGGACCTTGAAGATTTTAAAGTAACAGCAGCAAATGAAAAAGAAGTTGCCCAGACAATTAAAGATATGTTAGAGGCAAGAATGAAAGATGACAAAGATATGGAAGAGAAAGCTCTTGAAGCTTTAACACAATTAGCAGTATCTCAAAAGGAGAATAATTATGATGACTAAAGGTAAGGGGTATCCTGAACATGTAAAGGATACTGGTAAAAGTTTTGGCGATGCATATGCACAGGATATTACAGGTGGTCGCAATGTTCGCAGTGCGCTTAATGAATGGGATGACTTCTCTTGGAAGGCTTCTGATAGCAAGAAGGGTTCTAAAAAGAAGTAGATGAATATTTGGGATGAAGTAGTTAATGGGTTTAATGAAGAAATAAATAACCTAAGACTTACATTATCAAACGGCTCTGCGGAAGATTACTCGCATTACCGACAAATAGTAGGGTCTATTTCAAGTCTTGAATGGGCCAGAGATAACTTAACAGACATAGTAAAAAAACGTATGTATATGGAGGATGACTAGAGAGATGCAACAAGTGAGTATGGGTGGTGCGATCAAAAACGATCTTTGGATTACCGATGTAGAAGAAGTTCCTGATCCCTCACCATTACCGAACATACCGGGCTTTCATGTTTTGGTTCGCCCTGTCTCGGTAAAAAGCGTAACCAAAGGCGGTATCCTACTGCCTGATTCTACCAAAGACGATATGGCTTATCTAACCACAGTAGCACAGGTTCTTTCAATGGGAGACTTGGCCTATATGGATAAAGATAAGTTTCCTGCTGGAGCTTGGTGTAACGTAGGTGACTATGTATGCTATGGTAAACACGCAGGAACCAAGTTGTTTTACAAGGGAGTTAGACTTATTCTTTTGTTTGATGATCAGGTTATTATGAAAGTAGAAGACCCAAAAGACCTTGATCCAACATTTAATTTAGGAAAGGGGTCTGGATGATTTGGGAAAAGTAGTATAGTGTGGTATAATATTAATAACGTAAATCGTTTGTATCGTTAGCAACGGAGAGTATAATGTCAGAACAAGATGGCTGGAACGATGTTGAAGTTCCAGAAGAAGATAAGATTGAAATTGAAATTGAACAGGATGCACCTGAAGAAGTTAAAGAAGAGCAGCCTGTACTGGAAGCTAAAGATGAAGTTAAAGAAGAAGTTAAAGAACAAGCTCCTGAACTGGAAGGTATTGAAACCAAAGGTGCGGAGAAAAGAATACGGCAGCTTATTCGTCAACGTAAAGAACGTGAAGAAGAAGTTGAACAGCTACTAGAAACTAATAAAAAACTTTCTGAAACATTGAAGCAAAAAGAAGAAGAAGTTTTTAATGTAAGTAAGAATAGTCTTGAAGCATCTGAGAAGCAGCTAACAGATAAGATTGACTTAGCTCGTCAGGCTTATCTAGAAGCATTTGAAGAAGGTAACAAGGAACGGGTACTTCAAGCACAGGAAATGCTTAATGATGCCCAATCAGATTTAAAGAACGTAACTTCAGTAAAGTCTCGTTACTCTGAAGAATATTCTGAGCCTGTTCAGCAAGAAGCACCGGCCCCTGCACCAAGACGCAGAGATAGACGTGCAGAAGAATGGGCAGGTAACAATGAGTGGTTTGGTCAGGACAAAGTTATGACTGCCGCTGCTTTGGCAATTGATGCCGATCTAAAGGAGCAAGGATATGATCCAGATGATGAAGACTTTTATGACGAAGTTAACAACAGGATTCAAGAAGCTTTTCCACACAAGTTTGGAGAAGTTCAGGAACGTGTGCAGGAAAACACGAACAAACCTGCTCAAGTGGTATCGGGGGCTTCACGCTCGTCTCCGAACTCTGGTAGGAAGATTAAGCTTTCGAAAGAAGACGTAAATCTTGCTAACAAATGGGGTATCCCACTTGAAAAGTATGCCGCCGAAAAGCTGAAGGTAACGAATGCCGACGGCGAATATACTGATATTAATTAGAGACGTGGAGGACTAAAATGAATACACGAAATGAATCACGTAGTAGCGATGTTCGTGAGAACAACATGAGAGAAGATCAGTGGACCTTTGAAGAGCCTAATGCACTGGAAGTACCTGACTCGGTGAAAGCCCGGTTTGATGCTGAAGGTATGGCTTATCGGTGGATTCGTATATCTGTCAGAGGTGTCGATGATGTACTCAATGTTGGGAAAAGACTTCAGGAGGGGTGGGTACTTGTTTCCCCCGATGAAGTTCCCGAACTTGCAATTTCATCTGCCGTGAGGGATGAAGGCCGGTATCAAGGTGCAGTCTGTCGTGGGGATTTGGCGTTAGCCAAAATGCCAGCCGGTAAAGTTAAGGCTAAGAGAAGGTTCTATGAGACGAAAGCTAATGATCAGATGGATGCAGTTAATGCACAGTTGATGAAAAACTCTGACTCTCGTATGCCTATCACAAACTCTAGCCGTTCAGTTACAACACGGGGAAGACAACCGTCCTTTCAGGACTAGCTTTCCCATAATTAAGGAGATGAAACATGTCTACTACTAAAGCATTTCGTGGTTTCATTCCTGCTCGCAAAAAAGGCGGTGGCTACAATAACGAAGCCGTCACGGACATGATTACGCTTACCTCAACGGGTCAGGCGCAGTCACCGACCAATAGCATTTTCACTGGTGATCCGGTTGTTCTTCCGGGTGCAAACTTTGCAACGATCTCACCGTACATTGCTGCTACCCTGAAATCCTCTGGTGTTTTCATGGGTTGTCAGTATGTTGAAAATGGCGAACAGAAATTCTCCCGGTATTGGCCGGGTGGAGTGTCAGCCACGGACATTAAATTCTTTGTAATCACTGATCCCGATCAGACGTATTACATTCAGGCTTCTCTGTCGCTTTCAGCGGCTGAGTTGGCTATTGTCAAAAACTACAATGTAACCGTAAGCTCCACTGCTTCTTCCGGTAACACCGCCACAGGTCAGTCCAGTTACTACCTTGATGGTGCGTCCGGTACGGAAGCTACTGCTGCTGTACGTGTTATTGGTAAAGCTCAGTATCCTGACGAAAAGGATTCCGATGCTTATCCGATTGTGGAAGTATGGATCAACCAACATCGTGATCGTTATGTAACGGCCACGGCATCTACGGCTTAATAGGGAGGATTTATTATGGCTATTAATAGAGCTAGTATTAGCAAAGAACTCCTTCCCGGTCTTAACGCCGTATTTGGAATGGAGTATGGAGAGGTCAATAATGAACATGAACCTCTTTATGATGTTGAAAACTCGGACAGAGCTTTTGAAGAAGAAGTCCTCTTCACTGGCTTTGGCACTGCGCCGACCAAAGGCGAGGGTGCTGCGGTTTCTTATGATGACGCACAGGAAAGCTACACGGCCCGTTATACGGCGGAAACCGTTGCGCTTGCTTTTGCAGTCACCGAAGAAGCTATGGAAGACAACCTGTATGACACGTTTGCGAAGCTTCGTGCCAGAGGTCTTGCCCGTGCGATGGCAAACACCAAGCAGGTAAAGGCCGCTAACATCTACAACAATGGTTTCTCTGATACCATTGGTGATGGTGCTGCGTTCTTCTCGGCTTCCCATCCGACTATTTCTGATGGTCTTCAGTCTAACCTTCTTGGTGCGGCTGACCTGTCGGAAGCAACTCTTGAAACGGCCCTGACGGCCATTCAGAAGATCAAAGATGATCGTGGTATTCTGGTTGGTGCAAGTGCTGTTTCACTGCACATCCCGGTTGATTACTGGGCGGTTGCAGATCGTGTTCTTTCTAGCCCCGGTAACACTCAGACGAGTGCTGCACAGGCTAATCCGAACAACAACGCCATCAATGCTACCCGTCACATGGGCATGGTTCCTGAAGGTTTCTTCATTAACCGTCGCTTCACTGATACGGATGCATGGTTTGTTAAAACGGATGTGCCGAACGGAACCAAAATGTTCGTTCGCTCACCGCTTCAGACCAAGATGGAGCCAGACTTCGATACCGGCAACCTTCGGTTCAAAGCACGGGAGCGTTATAGCTTCGGTGTTTCCGATTGGCGTGGCTGGTTTGGTAGTGCTGGTTAATAAGCAAATGAGGGAGGGTGGCTTCGGCCACTCTCTCTTCATTCTTAAAGGAGAATTACATGCCTACAAATATTAAAGTTGCAATAGCTACTGGTGATGCTGTTCTTAAATATGTAGAAGATGATACGACTGTAGGAAGCAATGGTACTGCTGATGGTAATATTCCCAGCACTACTCGCATCATGGCTATTCATGCTTTGGCAACAGCGGCTGGTTCCTATTCTATTAAGGGTCAACGTCAAAT